TAAAGAAGAAGTTAAAGAAGCAGTGGCAGCAGTAATTACTGGTAATACTATTACTCAGGCACAAGCTAATGAAGTTGTTAATACTTTAATGGCTGATGGAAATGTTAGTAAGGCTGAGATTGCTAATCTTGTAGAAGTATTGACTGCAGATGGCGGTAAGTTAAATGAATCAGAAAAATCTTTAGTAGCAGATGCATTAGTTGCTTCAGCAGATGGAGAAGCTTTAAGTTCTGAGCAAATTAAGGATTCTGGAATTGAATATAAAGATCTTCCAGCAGAAACACCAGTTGATGTTAGAACAGATGAGCAAGGAAACGCAGTTGTTATTACTGCAGAAGTAGCAGCACAGGTTGAATTATTACAAGATCCAGCAGCATTGCTTCAAGAAGCATTCTCAGATCCTGGAGCAGCTTTAGCAGCACTTGGAAGTATTGGTGCTGATATGTCAAAAGAAGAAAGAGAAGAAGCAACAGATATGGTTGTTGCAACAGTCGTGGCAGCAGGAGCAGCTATTAATGCAGCAGCTGTAGCTGCGGGTGGAGCAACGGGTGGAAGTACGGGTGGTGGAAGTTCTGGTGGAGGATCTAACTCGCCAGCATCGAGAGGAGGAAGAAGATGGTAAGAATAGTAAAAAATATCCTAAAGGATATGGTAGACCAGGCATGGACTCTCCTTGGAATGTTTATAGCCTGGGTAGTTTTGGACGGTAGTGCTAAGACAATTGTTGGGTATGGAATCATGGCAACAACAACCCTATGGATACTAACTAGTCCAATTAGAAATAAGGAGGAATAAAATGGCAACCAGAAAAACAGTAGTAGAACCCCCTAAAAAAGAACACCCACAAAGAGCAATAACCAATATTCTTATGAGAATTTTAGCGGTATTCGCAGCATCAGGACTATCAGTCTTAGGAGCAGGAGCAGTAGTAGGAATTGATACTATGCAGGCTGTATTCTTAGCAGGACTATTAGGCGTAGCCACAGTTATTGAAAGACTGGCAAGAGCTTTTTTGGACGATGGAAAGCTTACATTAGCAGAGATTAATGAAGCCTTTAAAACAGTAGACAAAAAGGCTAATTAGTCATATTTGGCCTTTGTTGACAGCCCTCCATAGGGATGATATACTTAGATATATCTACTTGGGGAGGGTTTTGTCATGACTTGTATCGCTGTTGTACGCCATGAAAATAAAATATATATGGCTGGAGATCGTGGTGCATCAGACGATGGTACTATTCTATCATTGACTGCTCCTAAAGTTTGGAAGATTGGCCCATATTTAATTGGGTATGCTGGATCTATGGATGGTGAAAGACTTCGCTATAACTTTAATCCAGACATTCCAGATCTTCGTGATACAGATAAGTTTATGCAAACTAAATTTATTAAACAGCTTAAAAAGTTTTATACAGACTGGTGGATAGATACAGGAAAAGATTCAGACTTTGGTTTGATTATTGCGGTTAAAGGACAAATCTATGAACATAGTTCTGCGGATATGTCTTTATCAAAATATGAATTAGACTACCTTGCTATGGGATCTGGAGCAGAGTATGCCTATGGTGCACTTCATGCTACAGAAAAAATCAAAGATCCACGCAGACGATTACAGTCAGCAGTTGGCGCAGCAATTAAGTTTTCCCCATCTTGTATGGGTCCAATTGATATCGTAAGTATTTAGGAGAGCCATGATAAAAGACGAAGATACATTTGAGTTTGACATCTGGATGAACAATGGAATTGATAGAGGATGGATATCTCCTGTGTTTTGTAATACACATGAAGGAGATCCTTACATGACAGATGAAGAAATGCAAGAGTGGGATGATGGTGGAGACCCATGCTTGTTTGTATTTAAACTTAAAGACCACTAATATATGATATAATTATTAGATACCTGCTCGAATGAGAGGTATATTAACTTATTCGCTTGAAAGGGGAATAACATGATGAACGATCCATGGGCCATTTTTAATGACCCTTTTTTTATTGGGTTTAATAGAAACCTAACACAGTTAAACAATGTATATAATACAAACAAGCAATCTTACCCTCCGTATGATCTTCTTAAACTAGATGAAGATACATATAGACTTTCACTTGCTGTTGCAGGGTTTACAAAAGAAGATATTAGGGTAAATGTAGATAATGGAACCCTTGTTATTAAGGGAGAAATTACAGAAGTAACAGATGCTGAAGTTGTTCATAAAGGTATTGCAGGTCGTAAGTTTACACGATCATTTGCTCTTGGTGAATATATGGAAGTAACTGGAGCTGATCTTAAGGACGGTATGTTGCACATAAATATTGATCGCATCGTTCCTGAAGAAAAGAAACCAAAAACAATCAAAATCAAGTAGTACAATATAAATGTCCCCACACAGGACCTTAGTGATGGATTAGTTACCCATTGACATAACCTGGGCCATCGTGCCTGAATTACCTGTGTGGGGCATTACATCTTAGGTGTATAATAATAACAACATGTCAGATAAAGAATTAGCGGTTTATAACAAGCAGCAATTCAAAAGGCGACTGAAAGAAATTAAAGAAGCCAGCGGGTGTGTTGACTGCGGAGAAAATAACCACATAGTCTTAGACTTTGATCATTTAAAAGATAAAAAATATAATATTTCAAGAATGATCCATGATGGATTTTCTTGGGCAGCAATTAAAAAAGAGATAGCAAAGTGTGAAGTAGTATGCGCTAATTGTCATAGAATAAGAACATATCTTAGGTTGACAGATAAATCAGCATAGTGTATACTTATATATATTAGCCAATAAAGGGGGCAATTATGTCAGTAAAAGGATCATTAGAAGCAATCATTGGGGTTGCACAAAAACAAGTTGGAACTATTGAAGGTCCAAAAGATAACGAAACAAAGTACGGTGCATGGATAAAGGTAAACTTTCAGCCTTGGTGCCAATCGTTTGTTTCTTGGTGTGCGTTCACGGCAGGAGTTTCAAAGTTTCCTAAGTCTGCGTCAACAGTAGCAGCATCAGATTGGTTTAAAAAAGAAGGTCGTTGGTCAGATGCACGTAATGATGATCCACAAGCAGGAGACTGGATCTATTTTGATTTTCCAGATGACGGCGTAAATCGTATTTCTCATGTTGGTCTTTGTGTAAAGAATAATGGTGACGGAACTATTCAAGTTATTGAAGGAAATACTTCAGGAACTGCAAAGGGAGATCAGAGAAACGGCGGAATGTGCGTTGAAAAAACTCGTGCATATGTTAAGAACAATAAAAAGAAATTAGTTAATGCTGTAGTTGGTTGGGGTCGTCCAGTATATACTGGCGAAGAAGGTGCTCCTCTGCTAAACAAGATTGCTGAATCAGCAACTCCTGCATTGCCAGTAGCAAAAAAGGCAGCAGTAAAGAAGCCAGTAGTTAAGAAAACAAAGTAAATGGACTCAACAAAGAGAACACTACTTAAGACAGCAAGTTGGGAAACCTTTCACCTTGTTGGTGTTGCTGGAGTTATCTATATTTTTACTGGTGAATGGGAATACGCAAGTCTTGGAGCCTTGATCTATATTGGTTGGGAAGCTCTAGGATATTTCTTACATGAAAGAGTTTGGGCAAAGTTTGGAAAAAAGATAAAATAATGCCAGCGTACGAATATAGATGCACTGGAGCATGTCCAGAAACTGTTTTAAAAGTTCGTTCAATTAAAGAAGACGATCCAGGGTATGATTGTGAAACTTGCAATCTACCACTGGAACGTGTATACTCTAATGTAGGAGCAGTATTCAACGGTAGTGGGTTTTATTCCACTGACAACAGAAAGTAGCGGTATACTATGAACACAATGATTATAGAAGAAGAAGTTAAGCAAAACTGGTTACTAAGTCCTATTGATCGTTGCGATTCCTGTGCAGCAGAAGCTTTAGTTAGAGTTACTGGATTAAATGGTGAGTTATCTTTTTGCGGTCATCACTATAATAAAATTATAAATAATCCTGAAGGGTACGCAAATATGATGTCATTTATGATTACTATAATTGATGAACGAGATAAGCTTATTGAAGATAAAGCGAAAGGTAAAGACTACTAATGTATGAATATTATGTAAGAAAAGTAGAGAATGTAGTAGATGGAGATACCATTGACGTTCTTATTGATTTAGGGTTTGATATCCTATTTGCATCCCGTGTAAGACTGGCTGGTATTGATACCCCTGAGTCTCGCACAAAAGATCTTGCTGAGAAGGCTCTTGGTCTTGAAGCCAAGGAGTACCTAAAGAAGTCTCTAAAGGATGCTAAGTCTGTTGTGATTAAGACTGAAAAGATGGATTCATCCGAAAAGTATGGTCGCATTTTAGGCTGGGTATATATTAATGGAGACACAGTATCTTTGAATGACATGATGATTAATGATGGCTATGCTTGGGGTTATCTTGGAGATACTAAGGTAAAAGATTTTGAAGCACTTAAAAAGGCTAGAACAAAATCAGGTAAATGAATACCGTCCTATACTTTACAGCACATTGGTGTGGTCCTTGTAAAAAGACTAGGCCAATTGTAGAGGATCTTAATCATGATCAAACCGAAACAAGGTTTTACATTATTGATGTAGATATTGAAATGGAAATGGCAAAAGATTTTGGTATTCAATCTGTACCAACTTTTATTGTAATGAAGGACAACACAGAGGTGCACAGAACTACTGGCGCAAAGACAAAACAGCAATTAGAGGAGCTAATTAACTATGGCGAATAAAGAAGATGAAATTATATCAATGCTTATTCTAGAAGGAGCTTTAGAAATAGGAGCATTAGATGCCGATACTGGAGAGTTCTTATATACAATTACTCCAAAAATGAAGGACGTAATGCCAGAGTTATATGAGGAGCACATTCGTTTTGTTAATAAAGATATCCTAAATTTATGGGAAAAAGGGTTTGTAGACATTAACTTTTTAGAAGAAGATCCAGTAGTTAAGGTATCTAAAAAAGCCTTCAACAAAGAGGCTGTATCCCAACTATCT